GAGATCCACCGCATCATCGCAGCGGACAACGCCAAGCGCGACAGCTTACTGAAGGATTGGAAACCATGACCGCACTAGCAAAACACGACAATCGCAACGAGGTTGCCAACTCGACGCCTGCCTACACCGCCGAGGTCCGCGTTGTGATGGAACTGCTCAACCGGGCAGACCTCCCGATGGACCGCGCCGAGGCCCTGCTTTCACGTCTCGACATGATCCGTGAACGCGATGAGGCCGCAGCCTACAACGAAGCCATGCGCCAGGTTAAGGCCAACCTGCCTGTCGTGGGGCGATCGACTGCGAACTCGCACACGAAGAAGAACTACGCCGACCTCGCTGACATTGCGGCGGTCTGCGATCCGGTCATCGCTGCGCACGGGTTCTCGACCGAATACTGGCCGTTCAACAGCGAGAAGCCGGATCATCTCGGCATCGGCTGCACCGTCTCTCACGCCAACGGCCACAAGCGCGAGTACCGCGCCGACGTGCCGCTGGATGGCGCTGGCGCAAAGGGCAACGCCAACAAGCCTGCCATCCATGCGTGGAAGTCCACCATGACCTACGGACGCCGGGCGCTCAAGGAAGCCATCTTCGACATCGCCACCACCGACGATGACGGCAACGGCGCCATGCCCCAGCACGTCGAGGTCGAGTTCATCTCTGACGAGCAACTGGATGAGCTTCGCGCCGAGATGACGAAAACCGGAACCGAGGAAAGCAAGTTCGCCGCCTACCTGAAGGAGCCGACGCTGGGCGCCCTGACGGTCGAGAAGTTCAAGCAGGCAATGGCGGCGCTGAAGGCCAAGGCCGAAGCTATGGGTGTCAAATGATTGAGCAAGGTAGCATCGAGTGGAAACAGGCCAGGCTAGGCCGCGTCACAGCTTCCCGTGTCGCTGATGTCATCGCCAAGACCAAGACGGGCGTGTCAGCCTCGCGCGCCAACTATGAGGCGCAGATCATCTGCGAGCGCCTGACGGGCGTTGTGGTCGAGGGCTACACGAACGCGGCCATGCTCCACGGCATTGAAACCGAACCGCAGGCGCGAGCCGCCTACGAGTTCATGCGCAATGTCGATGTCGTGCTGGCAGAGTTCGTGGAGCATCCGCGCGTGCCGATGAGTGGCGCATCTCCCGATGGATTCGTAGGCGATGACGGGCTGATCGAGATCAAGTCACCGCAACAGGCTGCGCATCTCGAGACGCTGCTCACCAACAAGGTGCCGGCCAAGTACGTCACGCAAATTATGTGGCAGCTTGCAGTCACCGAACGCAAGTTCTGCGATTACGTCTCGTTCAACCCGACCTTCCCACCGCACCTGCAACTGTTCGTGCAGCGGGTTCACCGCGACGAGGCGATGATCTCCGAACTGGAACGGGAAGTGCTGGCGTTCCTCGCTGATGTGGATCGCAAGGTGTCCCAGCTTCAGCCGCGAGCGGAGGCAGCGTGATGGGCTTCCCGCTCTTTGCCAAAGTCCGCGAAGTCATCATCCCCGAAACCGGGGAAGTGGTTCGCGCGCTCGTGCCTGACAATGCGATGTCAGCCGAGACGCTGGCAAAGGTGCGGGCAGGACGGACGGTTCACATCGTCACTGAGACAGCGCGCAACTATGACCAGCTCAAGTTGCTCTGGGCGATGGCCGAGAAGATCCACCAGAACAGCGAGCGGTTCGATAGCCGAGAGCATGTTGTTGAGGAACTGAAACTCAACACGGGCCACGTCGAACGCAAGTACATCCGCGTGCCAGGATTGAAGACGCCCGCCTTCCTCGAATGGCCCGCATCGATCGCTTACGAGTCGATGACGCAGGCCGACTTTCAGGCGTGGCTGGAAAAGGCGCTGGCCTATGTGCGTGCTGAAATCTGGCCGGGCCTGCCTGAAGGCGCGATCAAGGACGAGATCACGGCGATGCTGGGCGACGATGTCTGGCCGACCGACAAGAAGCGGAGGGCTGCGTGAGCGCCGCTGCCCGTCTCGCCCCTTCCCTGTCTGCTGACGCTCTGGCCCGCATGAAGCGCATCGAGCGCGCCGCGTTCTACAAGACGCGCAAGGATGGACAGCCAGCCGAGTACGTCAACGTCGAGGCGATCTGGCTGCTGCATGGCGGGCGATGCTGCTGCGATCATGTCCGCTATCCAGGCTGCGGCGGAAAGCCGATCGACCCGGAGCAGAAGGGCAATCATCCAGACGCGCCGACGCTTGCGCACGTCGAGGCCCGCCGTCGCAGGTTGAGCGGATCGCATGGCCCGGAGAACTGTCGCTGGTGGCGGGCTGAATGCAACGCAGCGATGGCCGCAGTCGAAGCGCGAGACGATGGCGTTGGCAATCGCATGGCCGTGAACTGGTCAGCCAAGGACGAGCCGCAGCTAGTCGAGACGCGGCGCTCAGAAGCTCCGAGCAAATGGCAGAGCGCCGGGTTCTCCAAGACGCTGCGCCGCAAGATGAATGGAAAGGTAGTAGCACGATGACAGCCACTGATGAACTACGCCCGCGCCAGACGGTCAACGTGGTGCGCTCGACGTGCGCGAAGCTGCGGAGGGCGATATGAGCAACCTCATTGTGAGCAACACAGTTGAAAGCCTAGCCTATGACTTAGCCGACTGGCTGAAGTACCTTTCCGACGATCTGGAAAGCGAAGTTCAGGGCCGATACGTCCAGCCTTACGATGAACTGCACCCTGCACTGAAGCGCCGCTACACGCGCGACATGCAGCCCGTGGTGCAGGCCCGCGCATTGCTGCGCCACGCACGGGACGTGCTGCCCGACTGGCCGCGTCCAGAACCTACCTACAACCCAACAGAAGGCGAGGGCGAGGCATGAGCAACGTCATCCCCCTCCGCCCCCACGCGCCCATCGCCCTGCCAGACGACACCATCCGCGCCGACTGCGAACGCCTGATGCGGAGGCTTGTGCGTGACGGACGCACGCCTGAACGCGAAATGAGATTGTTGGCCGATCTGCTGGACCACATTATTGTGCGGGTGGAGCAACCTTGAGTAAGCCTCTCGCCATCGACCTGTTTTGCGGCTTGGGCGGCTGGACCGAGGGCCTGCTTGCCGAGGGCTACCACGCGCGCGGTTACGATATTGAAGCGCATGAATATGGCGAGGAAAAGTACCCCGGCGAGCTGATCCTTGCCGACGTGATGAGCTTGCACGGCTCGCAGTTCAAGGACGCAGCCCTGATCGTGGCAAGCCCGCCTTGCCAGGAATTCAGCTACATGGCGATGCCGTGGAGCCGGGCCAAGCAGATCGCGCGGGCCTTGCGGGGTCAGGACACGTTCCCCGAAGGCTACACCGGCTCACGCACCATAGCAGAACTGACGGCGCTGTTTGATGCCTGCTTCCGCATCCAGCGCGAGGCGTCGGAAGCTGCTGGGCGGCATATCCCGATGGTGGTCGAGAACGTTCGTGGGTGCGTCCCGTGGGTCGGGCCAGCCGCATGGAATTACGGCAGCTACTATCTCTGGGGCGATGTGCCGGCGCTGATGCCGCAACGGCTCGATGCACTCAAAAACCCCGGTTTCCGCTTTGATGGATCGGGCCGCAGCTTCCAGACCGAGAGCGTCGATCGGCATGTCGCTGAAGGCCGCAAGCATTACGGCGACTGGTTCAATGATCCACTGTCGCCATCGCGCCAGGGCGGTCAGTCGAAGCCGCGGGAAGGCGTGAAGGGCGCTGGCGCTGGCTGGTTCAACGACGCCAAGCGCAGCGGCGGAACCGAGACGGGCTACCTGTCCCGCACCGGCAGCAAATCCCCCGCCCGCAAAGCCGCCAGCGCAAAGATAGCGAAGATCCCGCTGCCGCTCTCGCAATGGATCGCGCGCACGTACAAGCCAGCGAGGCAAGCAGCATGACCCCCGACGAAATCCTCTATGAAAGCGTCATGCTCGCCGCGCCGATGGCGCTGGTGGGCGTGGTGATGTTCCTGGCGGTGTGGCTCTGGCCGATGGGAGGGAAGCGGTGAGTGCAAGTCAAGCAATCGCGCGCCTGCGAGAGTTGCGGGGCAAGGCGTACAAAGGCAAGTGGTCCGTCAATGGCGAGTTGGGCATTGAGGGTGAGCGGTCAAGCGCGACCGATTACGATCCGCTCGTTATTGGCGGCTTGAAGGGCGGCAGGGGATATATCGAGTATCCCCATTATTCGCTCTACAGCCAGCCCACGAAAACGGAAGGCAAAGCCAACGCCGCCGCCCGCCTCGACGAGCTGGAGCGGGAGAATGCGAGGATGCGCGAAGTGCTCAGCGATGCAATTGGCGTGGCGTCTCAGCATCGCGTTGCCGCGCTGGACGCAGAGTTCGGCGCACGCGGGGACCGGACCCGCCCCCTGTCTGACGCTGACTGGCACGCATTCCAAGACCGCGCACGCGCAGCACTAGCGGGGAGCGGTGAGAAGTGAGCCGCCTGGAGCCCCTTCTCACCTTGTCGGAGGCCGCAGCCGAGTTGCAGGTCACGACGGATGACGTAGCTGACCCTGTGCGCTGGGTCCGGGACAAGGTAAGGGCTCTTAAACTGGATGTCGTGAAGGTTGGCCGGACGCCGAAACTGCCGCTCAGAACCGTGGCCGCGCTGAGGGAACTGATTACATGTCGCTACGACTCTGGCGTCGAGAGGATGGCCGCTCCCCTAACTGGTACGTCATGGGGACCGTCACCGTCTGGCGAAACGGTCGCAAACGCCAGCTTACCATCAAGCCGCAGAGCACTCGCACGAGTGATCGAGCTGAGGCAGAAGCGATCCTCCTCCAGATCGCCAGCCGATACCAGCGCGGAAACATTGAGAACCGGGATGCACCCCAGACCTTCGGCGATCTCGTGAATACCTATCTGGATGCCGGTAAATCAGACCGGTATCTCGTGCCGATCCTGCGGGCCTTGGCGGATCTTGAGGTTCCCGAACTGACGCAGGCCAAGATCGACGCGGAGGCCCGGAAAGCCTACCCAAACGCATCTTCGGCAACGATCCGGCGCCAGTGGCATGGGGTTATCAGCGCCGTGATCAGGCACTCCCGCATCCCCTTCGCCCTGACGCTCCCGGAGGGCTCGCGATCGACCACCCGATTTTGCACGCCCAAGGAAGCCGAGGCCATAGTCAGGGAATGCGCTGCCGGGCGCTACAAGGACGCTTGGAAGCCAGCCCTAGCCGAAACCCTGTTCGGAACCGGATGTCGCGCTGGGGAGGCCATGAAGCTGGATGGCGCGCGGGATGTGAGCCTGGAATATCGGACGATGACCTTCCGGGACACGAAAAACGGCACAGAGCGCACGGTTGAGCTATTGCCGCGGACGCTCGCTGCCCTGTCCCGTCTGGAGAATGTCGGAAGGCCCGGCCCGCTGTTCAGGAAGCCCGGTGGAGGGGCTTATGCCGAGAAGGTAGAGGTGGGAGGCCATCAGCTCCGCTTCCTCTATGCAGCCGCTGAGAGGGCTGGCGTGCGCGAGTTTCACCCGCACATGACCCGGCACACCTTTGCGACGTGGTATTACGCCCAGACGCATGACACGCTCGGCCTGCGCCGGCGCTGCGGCTGGCGCCAGCCGTCGATGGTCGATCGCTACACGCACATCGCGCCCGCTCAGATCGGACTGGACGCAATCGCGCTTGGATGGGATTTCAGGGAGAAAGTTGGAGCGGCATTGGAGCACGCTCAATCGGAGGAGAAAAAGGCATGAATATCAATGCCAAATATCTCAACTCCGCACCCCTGCTAAGGGTGTATACCGGTAACGGTATCGAGGGTTCGAATCCCTTCCTCTCCGCCAGCGCTGCCTTGAAAAAACAAGGATTTCCGGTAGACTGGCGCTCTGGAACGGAGCGCGCGAAATGACGCGCCATGACGCTCCAACCCGGATCAAGACGGGAACATCCGCCCAAGAACATTGGAGTCGCGTTGGAGCCGGTTGCCCGTGCGTTCCCCGCAGCCACTAACCCGGCTCCTTGACGTGAACGCGCACGGCCCGCTCTGGTAGCCACCTAGAGCCCGCCTGTACGAAGCACGTATGGTCCCGCCACTCGTAAGCGAAGCCCGACCTGTGCCACCGCGTATGGCAGTCCTGAGCCATCCCGGTGAGCCAGATACCAGACGCCACGAGCCCGGCAACACCGACGCTGAGAAGCGCGAGCGTGGCCGGGCTGAGACGCATGGGACTACAAGCTGACCTTGGGGCGGTTCGGGTACATCAGGTGCCAGCAGAGCAGGTAGACGCCGACCAGCGCGAGGAAGTCGAACATCACGCCGAGGTCGAACCTGCCGGCGATCATGTCATCGAACGGGTCGAGGCCGATGAGGCGAACGCCGATGATCCAGGTTGCGAGCAGGCAGTAGAACACGGCTCGGATCGAACCCCAATCCGTCTTCCCGTCTTCACGAACGATCTTGAAGCCCATAGTCGTAGCCCTCCGAAATGCGCCGAGGCGCGGGTTGTGCTGGTCAGACTTTGCAGCCAGCGCCTAGAAACTGGTTCGCATTGGCGACGACATAGTCGCGCGCGTCCTGCGGCCAGAGATCGTATTGTTCGCGGGTGATTTGCTGCGGGACTTGGCCCCGGCAGAACTCAAGGTGAAGCTGGACGCGCAGTTCCTCGATCGGCTTCACGGCTTCCTTAATCTCGGAAGATGACGCGCCCAACTTGGTCTGGCACGACATCAGAAGCGGGAAAGCTAGGGCTGTTATCGCGAGCCTCGATGGCTTCATCAGCATTGGTTCGTTCCTCGGATATGATTTCGGTTGCACGCTCGTTCACTGCGGCTTTCACTTCGGCCTGCTTGCGGGCGATCTTCTCGCGCTCGTCCTTGCGGCCCCTGCCCTCCGCTCGCATGTCCACGAACTTCAGGAAGATGATGGCCGCGAGAGCCCACAGCACCCAATCCGGGATGCGCTTGAGGAAACCCCAGATGCCAGTCCCGATCGCTGCGAGGTTCATTTCAGATCCGTCTTCGCTTTGCGCTGCCCGTACTTGTAGAGCGCAAACCCGATGACCACGACGACGAGCCACGTCAGCAGCTCGCGGTTGCCTTCGTTGTTGATCCACTCACTGACCCCACGCGGCAGGAAGTTCGTGGTGCCTACAGCGGTCACCGCCAAACCCCAGAAGCGCTTTGAAAGCACCATGTCCTTCGGCTCGATGCTCGCAGGCGCTGCATCCTTCGGGAGCGGGGGCGGCTTGACGGCTTCAACGGGAGCAGGCGCCGGTCGAGCCGAAGGTACTGGCTGGGGAGCTGGGACCGTTGGCTTGACCGACACCGCTTCCGAGGAACCACTCGCGGAAGTCTTGATTGCAGTGCCAGCCGACGCTGGGCCGGGCAGCGGCGCCGGCTGGACCGCCTTGCTTGCGATCGGCACGACCGCAGGCTCAGCTTTGATGGGGGTGGAGAGGACAAGCTCGTCGTCCAGAGGCGGCAGGGCAAACCGCTGCGCCACAGAAAGTACGTCCTTGAACTGTGTCTTTGAGAGTACGCGGTCTGTTCCGACATTGCCGGGTGGGCGCTCGCGCACGAGAGCGACAGCATCGTCAGCGCAGGCGACAGTCCATGAATAGCCCATCCACAAGCAGGCTTCACTATATCGACGCCTGAGCAATCCACGCAGCGCCTGCTTGTGCTTGCCGCTTGTTGAGTAGAGCCACGCTCCAAACTGGTCTGCTGCGTCATCGAAGCGATTGGCGTTGACGTGCTTGAGAAGGGTTGAACCGCCGAGGGCGTTGATCCCGCAGTTAAAGGCGAAGCAGACGAGCGCTGAGAACTGGTTTGAGTTGAGCGGGACCGTCACTAAACGCTTGACCGCGGCTTCATACTCAATGAGCTGATCCGCCAGAAGCGCCCGCGCGCTTGCCTCGTCGCTGAGCCTGTCGGTTGGCAGAACCTCCATGCCGCCGAAATACTTCGTGCAACCATAGCCAATGGTCAACATATCGCCAGGGCAGATGTACGGCTCCATTGCCGCGCCGCCCGGCGTCAACGGAACGCTACCGTCTTGCGGCCCCCGCTCGTACTCGGTGAGAAGTTCTAGGCCGAACTCGTTCAGCCTGTGATGATCGTTCACGTTGAGCCCCACTCAATGTCGCCGCACATTCCGTAAGCCTCGCCCCGGCTGTTGAGGCCGACCGTGAACGGCACGCGAGCGCTGCGCGGGTCGCCCGGCTCAAGCGGAACGTCGATCGAATGCAGCAGCTCGCAGGACGCAGCGCGGTCATGGTCGCCGGCAACGATGCGGACAGGCATCACGCTCTGGCCGGGCTCGCGGTTGGTTAGGATGAACGGGAGGACGCGTTCCGATGGGTATGGCGTTCCTCTCGGGATGACCACGGACGCCACGCCCTCGACCTTGTCGTAAACCTCGACGGCGATTGACCATGACGTGATGTCGGAGATGGTCAGGTCGGACTTCCGGCCTTCCAGCACAGCAGCACGGATGGCTGCGCCGAGCGCCACGGCAATTTCACAGTCGATGTCTGTTTTTGCTTCCTGCCCGAATACCTCTTTCGCCATCGCTTGCACGGCAGGCATCCGGCTTCCACCGCCGACGAGGACCACGTCGTTTAGATCTCGACGAGCGCTGAAATTGGCGTCCTTCCGCGTAGCCTCTGCGATGGCGACGAGGCACGCCGCGCGCATCCGCTTCAGAAGGTCTTGCGAGAGATGTTCCAGCAACGGGCGATCGACGGTGTAGTCCATGTGCAAGTCCGTCCCGCCCGGCGAGCGGTCGAAATCCTTGATGCGGAACTCGCTCTTGATCTTGCGGGAGAGGCGCTTCTTCACGTCCTCGGATTCCTGAAGAACCAGGCTCATCGCCGTGTCATCGACGGCAAGGTCCGTTCCCTCGTGATCGGTCGCCCACTGATTGACGATGTACCGGCCCAAGATCGCATCCACATCGGAACCACCCGTGATGCTGGACCCACCTGTGCCAAGCACAGAGACGAGCCCTGACCCGGTCTGGATGATCGACACATCCGTGGTGCCGCCGCCCACATCGAGGACGGCAATGCGGCGAACCTTTTTGAAATCGTAGCCGTATGCGAGCGCTGCCGCGGTCGGCTCGTCCATCAGCTCGACATAGGCAAGGCCAGCCATCCGACCAGCTTCCTCGACGGCCTTGCGCTGGCTTGGGGAGAATGTCGCCGGGACACAGATCACCGCCGCATCCGGCTTCTCGCCCTTCCACTTTGCCGTCGCCGCATCAAGCAGCTTGGCAATGAGCATCGAGCAGATTTCAACGGGGCTGTACGTGTGTCCGTCCGGTCCTTGATAGTGCAGCGTGCCATCGGGAGCGCCTACCGTCTGGTAGCCCTGATCTTCGTCCGGGTGCCACATTTCACCCAGCTTCCGCTTTGCCAGCCTGAAGCAGAAATCGGGGAAACGCTTGCCGCTTTCGATGCCATCAAGGCCGACGAATATCTGGCTCTCGCCCGGCCCTACGGCGTCAGCGGGGACGATAGTGACGACCGAAGGCATGAGCGGCGAGCCATCTACAGAGATGACTTCTGGCACGCGCCCGTTGTACCAGGCGATGCTGCTGTTCGAGCTACCTAAGTCGATTCCGACCACGCGAGAGAGTTTCATTCTGCGGCCACTCCCATTGCGAGGGTGTCAATTGTCGAAGTCGGCCCGATGACAAGCAGGCGCTCGGTCTTGTCGGCCCGGCGCTGATGTTGAGCCGCAAGCCCGCCCAGACGTGAGCGGCGCTCCTGCTCCGTCATCTCAACCGGCTCGACCAGAACGATCGGCTCAGGCTCTGGCGTGACCACTGGTGCGGGTTCTGGCTCTGGGGCTAGTTCGATGGCCGGGGGAGGCTCAACCGCTACAGGCGGGGCAGCTACAGGCTCAGGCGGGGCTGAGTAGGCTGCAACCGCAGCGTTCGTCTCCGCAATGATCCGCGCCCGCTCCTGCTGGTGCCGCAGTGCTGCAAGCTCGTCGGTCCACTCCCGGTCGCGCTGCGCCTCGGTCGAGCTGATGTCGGTGATGTACGCCCACAGGGAAAGCGATCGCGCTCCCTCAAGGGTGCAGAGCATGATGATGAGCCACGCCCACGCCCAGAAGGCTGCGTTCGCCGCATCGGCCTGCTGGATCTGCAATAGGCGCCGGTCGCTTGTGGCCTGCTGCACGGGGCTTGCCTGCCCCTGCATGAGCCCATTTTCTCGGGCTTTCAGGGTTGCCAGTTCGCCTTGGATCGCCTCGCCACGCGCACGCATGGCGCTCTCGGTCTTGTCCTGTCTGATGCCATCGACGGAGCCAAAATAAAGGCCCTGAGCGAGCAACAGCGATTGAGCCTTGCTGATGCCCTCCGGGGACATGCTCGCCATGACGGTCTGTTCGGTCTTCAGTTCTGCGATCTGCGTCCTGACGCGCTCAAGCTCTGCGCCAGTCCCGCTAATCGCTGCCTGCTGCGCCACGCCAAGCGTTGCAGCTTCTTCGCCGGCAAGCGCCGCCTTGGCCGCAAGCGAGGACGAGCTTTCAGCAAACCTGTCCGAGAACACCACTCGGGCTCCATTTTCGGCGTTGTGCACACCGACAGCCGCAAGCCCCAAGAAGATAAAAGCCCCGGCAATCTTTCTCGACATTGTCGATGCCGTGAGCATCCTGATGAACGCCACGGTCGCGAGCAATTCAGCGCCGAGGACCGCGAACACCAGCGCCAGCACGGGGAGAGCGCTAAGCCATGTCCAGTTAGCCGTTGCCACAACGCCAGTGACGCTCAGAGACGCGAGGCCAAAGGTGATGATGATGACGGCGAACAGCGCGAACTTGCGTGTTGCGTCAGCCTCGTTTTTGAATGCGAGGAAGTTATCGAGAAATTTCGTCATGCCCAGCCCTCTTGTCGCTTCTAAGCGCGTTCAGTGATCCAGAAGATCAGCAGCGCGCTAAGGATGGTCAGCGCGAAGCCGACCACGTAGCGGATGAACTCCTGACGTGTGCGTTTTGCTTCATCGGCGGCGCGCTCGTGCTGGTGCGAAAGCATCAACTCAACCCGGCCAATGATGGCCGCTGACTGCGCATCGTTCGCCGTTTTCACAAGCTCAGAAACGCCGGTCATTGAATCGCGCAAAGCCATTTCCCACTCTCTCTTCAACTGTTTCATGTCGTCCGCGCTGACTGCTCTCTCCAGCTCCTTGAGAAACGTATCGAACGCTGCCTCAAATCGTGTTCTGAGAACCGCAAGATCACGCTCGGCATTGCCGATACGATCAATGCGCGCGAACGCGTCGCGCTGCCGCTCGATCTCTGCGATCTCGCGCTGGATTATCTCGGTCATGCCCTGCCCCGTAGCTCAGTCCCTCAATCACCGCGTCGCGTCAGCAGCCCAAGCAGACGGTCGATCGATGCCTCACGCGGATTGGCCTGATCCGTCAGCATGTGCTCTCGACGAAGCCGGGCCTTCTCGACGTTTAGCTGCTCTGAGAGGTGCCTCTGTCGAGTAGCTGACAGAACCTGGATGACCGCCACGGCTTCGGCCTCGTCCTGTTCGAAAGCATCGAGCAGCATGTCGCCGGTCACGTCTTCGTAGCCCTCGCCCACCTGCCCATAGTCCGACATCAGCGCGTCAGGGGCGGGCAGGAGCGGGGCCTCTGGTTCAGCGGGGGCGGCTTCCAGTTCAGCAACACGCGCGCGGAGGGCTGCCAGTTCTTCATCGCGGGGATCGGGCGCGGATGCAGGCGGCTCTACGACCAAGGCATCGACCGTCACCTCGGGCATCTGCTGGACAGGCGGTGCGCGCCACACCGGCCTGGGCGGCAGGGGCGGGGCTGTATCTGGCATACCTGCGTAACGTAAAAACGCAGCGAAGCCTGTCTCGTAGGCTTCCACTTCGGCCAGCGTCTCGGGGTGCCAGCCGTAGGATTTCGCAAGTTTGCGGAAACAGTCGGGACTGCCTGACGCACGCAGTCTGTTTTCAGTTTCGGCATCCTGAAGGATGCGCTGCATTTCCGTCTCGTCGTCGGTGAGGTTGTCTAACATCAGGGCGCTCCTGCCGCTCGCATGTAATCCGTCATTCGCCAGATCGTCCCGTCCTCGCAGCGCCAGCGCGCGACATCGCCCGCCGCCGTGGTTACGTTTGCGCCGCCCTTGTTGATGAGGTTGGCGCTGTTCGTTAGCTGCAAGACGCCGTCGAAGATTGTCTCGATGACGCGGCCTGGTCGGTCCGTGCTGAAGCCCGTGATCGTGGTTGTGCCGGTGATGTGGACGTAGTCTCCTCTCACGTTCCTGAGCGTGACCGTCGTGGCCGAGGCGACATCAGCCGCGCGCACGCCGCCGATGGAGGGGGCGGTTTGCACAAGCTGCCTTCCACTCAGGTCGTTGACCTTGGCGCTTGAGAGCCCCTCAAAGGGCACGGCCAGCACTGTGATCTCGCCTGCGGGAACGTTGGCGGCGATGTTGACGCCGTATCTGGTGAAGGCCGTCGCCGTTATACCGCCGACGTTTTCAACGACAACACCATAGCAACCGCCCGAGAATGTCATCACGTCATAGTTGCCGGATGTGGGGCTCGCCGAGATCTCTGCGGAAACCTTGATCTGAGAAATCGAGTTGAAGACCGTCGCACCCGAAGTTCGACCAATGAACTGAACCGCGTCAGCGTTGCCCATCGTGCCGTGTACGTTGAAGGTGCCGGACACAACTTCCGTGTCCGTCGCGGTGACGCGCAGGATCGGGTGCCCCGTCGTTGGCGGGCCTCCTTTCCGCACATCGAGGAAGTTACATGCCTCCATGCCGCCAACGGTCCAGTCGTTGTTGTCGTGCTTGATATCAATCCCGCAGGTGATCGTGTCGTCGCAATGGAAGTGGCCCCACTCGATGCCGACGACCCGCGTGTTGTCGATTTCGAACGCGGTGGCGAAGCGGTGCGCGGCGACCGTAGTGTGGCCGACCCAATGGTCAATCCTGTCGTATGAGTTCGTGTTGCGCGCGACGCTGATACCTTTCGTACCCGCGGCTGGAACTTCCGCGGCGCCCTCAAGCCAGAACTCGCCGTAGTGGTGGATGTCACCCGCGTGGTTAAAGATGCGCAAACCAAACTGGTCCGCGCAGTACACGTTGATGTTGTCGAACACGGTCCTGTAGACGTGCGGAGCGACACGGCCGAGAGCCGCGCCGAGTACGAACGCGTTGACAAAATTCACGTTAGTCATGTCGAACGTGTCGGCGTCGATAACGGTGATGTACGAGAACACGTTGACTTCGGTGGTGCCTTCTACCCCGTTCACCCGCACGTACACGCCGGTCCCAAGCCCGTGCGCGGTGGATGTGACGCGCGCTTTTCCAGAGCCGTTGTTGACGACGTTTGTGATGGCCGTTGCAGGCAGGCCGAGCGCGAAGCCGTTGCGCACGTTCGTGCCGATGGAGTTGTTCATCATGTTTCGGTAGTGGCTCCCCCGGCAGTTGACCTGACGGAAGAAGTAGTGAGAGCCGCCGCCGGTCATTACCGGCACAATCCCGTCATAGGTGCGGTCAACCACGTAGGCGCTTGGAGAACCACAGCGGATAATGTCGCTGGTCGCGTGCGTGCCGATCCATTGGGTGACGCCAGTACCCTGATGGGTGATGCTGGACCGGATGCCCGCGAAGGGCGTGTTCCAGTAGTAGGCGCGTCCCGGCCACTTCACGAGCCTGCGGTTGAGCTGGTGAGCCAGTGTCTCAAGGGCCGTCGCGATCGGTGAGCAATCGACCGCCGCGTCGCCAGACTTCGCCCCGCCCCACTCAGCAATCACCCCGTCACTGTCATCCTCGCGGATGAAAGCGCCCGCCGATCCGGTCAGCGCCGTGCCGGGAACATAGAACGCTGTCAACGGGTCGTTGGTGACGTTGGCAGAGTTGTCCGACGCGCTCCAGCGGAACCGCCCGCCGCCACGGTCGCCCGCCGTGGTGCGACACATGAGAATGTAGGGGATCGATGCAGACGGGCTATCGAGCCCGAGGGCTTGCAGAGCGACCAGGTTCGCAACTGGCATGGGCAGGCCAAGCGCCTTGCAGATGCCATGCGCCGTGGAGGCAACGAAAGCGGAGGACCATAGCGCTCCCAGCGCCGCGCTTAAAGCCGCGGCCCATCCAGAGCCAAGCGTAACATCAACGGTGAGGTCCGCCGCCGTCGCATAGGTGATCTCGCCAGCCGTGTTGCGTGCCAGGAATTGCGTCGCGGATGTTGGAGGCGAAGGAAACGCCACGTTCGCCGTGGCATCCGCAAACTGCAGCGCCGGCACACGATCCAGCCGCGCCTTCAGTTCCTGCTGGAACTCCGCGAGCTTGTCGAACCGGCTCTCGAGGCTGGAGGAGTTGAACGACCCGCCCGTCGTCAGGTCGAGATCCTGCGTGTAGTTCTGCACCCGTTCAGCCACGATGCGCTGCGAGGATGTCAGCACCGCCTGCGAGCCGATCAGCGTGAAGGTGCGCGCATCCTGCGTACCTCCCACTGTGTAATCCGTGTTTAAAACCAGCAATGTTCCGCTGCTGTTGGTATCGGTGGAGGCTGCGTACCGCGTCAGCTTCAGATGCCCCGTGGACACCAGCCTGATGGCGACACTGGAAGCATCGACGAGGCTGTAAGGCCCGAGCGTGCCGTTGCCGGTCACGACAACTCTTGGCGTACAGGCTGTTGTAAGGGTCATGCGCTATCGTTCCTCGCGAGGGGCGGGGTTGGGGAGGCTGCTAGGTGTGGGTCGGGTTAGTTGGCTGGTGGCGGGCCGAAGAAGATGGCCGCAGGGTTGTCAGTCTCGCCGTTGAAGTAAGCCTGCGCGCCGCGGATCGACGCATCCACCTGGCTAGCCGGATAATGCAGGACGATGCCGAGCGCGCGGTTGGCAGGACGCCAGAAGTTCTTGTCCAGCCCGCCTTCCTCTTCGTCGATGATCTTGCCCTCTGCCACAGCAGATCCGAGCTGGTTCATCACGTCGAAGAACATGAGGCCGGCAGGCCCCTTGTAGCCGTAGCTGTCATCGCCTCGAGCAGAGCCTGCAAACTGCGAGATGCCGACGAAGGGGCCGAACAGGAAGGCGATCTGCTCGCGTGCGTACTTCTCCGCCCACTCCTCCGGCTCATCGTCCTCGCCCACGCCCTTGGTGATCAGGTCCAGCGCCATCTTGCCCGCGACCGGGACGGCAGCGAGGATGATCATGTCGAAGCCCAGCGCCATGATCTGTCCCATCGTCCTCGCATTGCGCACGCGCTGGATGCCAAGGTTGTAGGTCGTGATCATGTAGCTCATAAAGTTGGTCAGGATGCGCAGCAGGGCGCCGTACTTGACCCCTGCCCCGGACTGCATGGCCGCAAGCTGGTAAATCTCGCCCCCGCCCTGCGCATCGACAACGGCCTGGTCAGCCATCGCGACAGCATCTTCCTCGGACGCGCCCGTGCTTTGCGCCTTGAAATACGCGCCCCACCATGTCGGCACATCGACGGATGCAAACTGGACGTTCGACATCAGCGCAAAGCCGTTGCGAACCATGAAGTTGTGCATCGCCCGCAGTTCGCGCGGGATGAACCGGGCGATGAAGTCTGGCGTCCACTTGCTTTTCATGGCGTCCAGCAGGGAAGCCATCTCCGGGCTCTGGTTCTGGCGCCGGTTGCGCATGAACTCGGACTTGCGCATGGCGTCTCGAGCAGCCGTGTAGAGCGGAACCCCGCCGCCAGCCGTCTTTGCGTATCCCATCGCCACCCACGGCCCGCCGACACGGACGATCGAGTTGGATGCGCCGAGGATCTGGAGCGATGCAGTCGCCACCTTCCACGACAGGCCAACCACGGTCGCTCCGTTGCGGAGGTGAGCCAGAAGCCCAGACGTTCCATCCATCCCGAACTTGGCGGTGATGATCTGGTTGACGACCTGGTTGTAGATCTGCCGGCCATGACGGCTGATGATGGCTTCCTCGACGGCGGGCTGCTTCAGGATGCGCCCGATATCGAACAGCGTCTCTTCCGTGGCGATCGACTTGGCGACCTCGTCCAGATGCTGCGTGATGACATCCAGAGCGGACAGGCGCAGCGGCAGCGTGACCTTGCCCTCGACGCGCTTCTTGCCAAAGCCGGGCTGCGAGCGTGTGCCAATGCCACCCGTCTGCCGCTTGGCGTCCGCTTCCATCGCCCGCTGGCCTGACTTCGAAGACGTGCGCGGGTCATACTTGATCGGATAGTATCCGCCACGATAGATGCCGAAACGTGTCGCAACCTGGAGCGGCTCGACCTTGTCCATCGGCGCAGCGTGGACCGCCTCATGCACGCGGTTGGCTTCAGGGAACCATGTGTCCATGTAGTCCCAGACGCTCTGCACCCAGTCCCAGTCGCGCTTCTCAAGCGAGTCGAGAACCTCCTGAACCTGCGCGTCGTTCCACCCATAGGCGTCCATGATGCGCTGGCGGTTCTTCTCGTTGCCCCAGTTGAGCGCGATGGCGAGACGGCCCTGCGTGGTCAGCGATCGGCCAATGCCTGCGAACTGGCGACGATCGCGGTAGAAGCGTTCCTGCTCTGCGGTCGTGTAGACCCCGAACAGGCCAGCGACATCCTCGCCCATCTGCTTGCGGATCGTGGTGAGCTTGCCGAACGCTTCGTTGAGCGGCCTGACGATATAGCGCCAGAACACCCCGCCTTCCTTGCCGCCCGCGAACTGGTGCGCCAGCGATTGCAACGTCCGGTGCATGGCGAAGTACATCTGGATCGAGGTCTTCACCTTCTCGCCAGGCGTGTCGGTTTCCAGCGGCTCTGGGCCTTTATCGTTCGGCTGGTTCGCCTCGATCTCTTCAGCGATATCCTCTGCCGCGAGCGACAGCTTCCGACGCTCGCCGTCCTTGATCAGCCGGTCCTTCAGGGTCGCGAGACGCCAGATCAGGTCGGCCTCGTCGCGTACCGCCAGAAGCTCCTGCACCGTGATCGACTTGTAGTTCTGCGCATCCACGCCATCCGAGAGGCGGGCAAGCACGCTGCTGCGCTCGATCGCTTCAGCCGCTGCGATCTGCTGCTGCTCTACAGATAGCGTCGGATCGGCGTAGGCTGCGAACGGGTCGATGCCCGCCATCTGCGTCTGGATCCACGCCGATCGCGCCTGACGCTGGTTCTCCGCCTTCCGGCTTTCGTTGCGGAGCTGGTAGTCCGACAGCAGCCCGCGCATGTTCTCGGCGTATTCCTTGCCGGCAGAGAACAGCCGCGCCAGCTTGGACTTGCTCTCATAGGCAAGCAGGTGCTTGCGGGTCTTCTCGATCTGCTCCGCGAGCTTCTTGCCCTCGGAATACATATACGAGTTCAGCAGCCGGTACTTCGCATACTCCGCAGCCTTGGCCGGGTCTTTCTCCTTGATCGCCTTCTCGGACCAGCGGCGTTCGAGCGTGAGGTACTGGTTGTAGTTCAGCACCTCGCGGACCTGTTTGGAGCGGAGGTTCTCGATCGCCTGCTGTTTCAACGCGTTGGTCGCAATGCGCTGCCCGCCTGCCTCGGCAAGCGCTTCCAGTTCGATCTCCCACTGGCGATGCTGAAGCTCATTGCGGGCGTATTCCTCGGCCTTCGCCATGATGGTCCCGTCACGGAACACATCGCCATTGCGCTCGATCATGCGGCGGCGGGTTTCCTCACGGATCAGCTTGTCACGCAGCGGGCCTTGCTTCAGGCCGTCGAGCAATGCTTTGCCGTTGGGCATCTTGAAGAACGGGGCTGCTTCATCCGGGCCGATCGCGTTCTCGCCCTGTCCGGTCAGCATCACGGCCAGCTTGGCGCGTAGGGCCGCTGTATCCTTCTCGTGGATGTTGATGTCGTTCTGGTCGAACCAGGCTTCCCAGCGTTCAGCGTTGGCGATCATGCTGACGGTCGGGATGTCGTCGCGGCGGTAGCGCGGGGCCTGCCCGTCAATGTCGGCGCGCAGCGTGTCGAGGAATTGCGCCGGCGTCGGCAGCTCTTCCCCGTCGAAATAGCCAGCCTCCCATGCGGCTTCGATGGCCTGCTGCATGTCATAGGAGCGCGAGCGCTTGCTGTCTTTCGTCGGGTCTGCGATCAGCCCGCGCGCGGCCTTCTTCTCGCCAATGATCTTCAGTATCTCGCCGTCCGTGTCGCGGATGCCCCTGTAGCTGATACGGCCCTCGCCCTGTCCGATGTTGCGCGGCGTCGAGAGGAATTTCCACAGCGACTTGGGCGGCGTCTCGTTCAGCGTCTTGCGGATGTCGCGGACTGTCGCAAGGTACATATCGACATCGTTCGCGGTCGCGCTGAAGGCTGCAACCTCGGGCGGGATTTCTGCCAGCGCCTGTTCGCCATACTGCTCGCGGACGGCTTGCAGGTTGAGGCGCATCAGGGGGAGATCAGCGGGCGGGGTGGTTGTTCCCTTGCCGGTCTTTGTCTGGAAGAGCGGGAAGCCTCTGGAGAGTATCTTCGCTCGCATCTGCGGCGTGATCTGCATCGTGTAGACGGTTGCGCCGTTCGGGTAGTCCGCAGACTGCACCGTCGAGACCTTGACCTCGGCGCCCATCTGGCGCGCGATCTTCTCAAGCGCACCGCGCACGTTGGTTTCGTAATGCTGCGCCGCGTCAGCGTTGCCCTGAATGATCGTGGATGTCTGCGCTGTCGGAACCGACACGCTGCCCATCCGCTGCTTGGCCGCTTCAAAGACAAGAGCCCGAACACCAGCGTTGACCCAAGTGGACGTGCGCGCAAGCAGGGGCGCGGTCAGCATGGAATCGATGTCGTTCTGGACCGCCTCTTCCGCCTCGGCGCGCGTCTTGCCCAAGCGGGTCATGTAGACCTGAATTTCGCTTTCTCGGTTGCTCTGCATCGCCTCCTTTTCTCGGCGCAGTTGCTGGGCTTCGTCCGACTGCAACTGGCGCAGGAAGAGGGACTTGTTCCCATCAGCATCCTTGCGGACAGACCAGAGGATATTGACGACCTCGCCCGGCTCGCCGGAATGCGTGGACCCGGTCAGGTCATCATGAAAGCGAGCGGGGAGCAGCATGCGGATTTCGCCGCTCTTTGTTGCCTCTCCGTCAAGATCGTAATCCTCGGGCTCCAGACGCCGAGAGCCGTTGCCATACGAGCCCTTGTCCACGAGAGGAATGCTATCGGCCAAGTCTTCGCGTGTCGTCTTGCGAATGACCGTTTCTTCGCCAAGGTCCGCAAACAACTCGCCAATCCGATTCTGGACCGCGTACTTGACGCTTGACGTGAGCAGTAGGTTTTCGGCCTCCGCCGCTGGGATGACTTCATAAACGCCAAGACGGATAGTGATGGTTTCTACCAGCGGCTTATCTTTGAGCCCCAGGTGAGTGAAACTCCTGTAGACAGGAATATCGACTGACGAGACGCGCATCGGGTCGCCGCTATACCCGATCACCATCTCGTCTTCCTTGAACTGAAGGACGATTGTGTCTCCGTCTGACGTGTCCAGCGTGAATGTGCGAACGCCGCGTTCAACGCGGGGCTCAACCCAGCGATTGGCGAACCAGCCGCGATCATGCAGGCTGAGCGACTCCCAAAGCTGCCGCTTGTTCATCTTGCGGATCGCAGCCCGCGCCTTCGCCGGATCGAAGATGGCGTCTGCCCGCTCGATCATGATGCGGTTGGCGTCTATGATATCCAGAACGACGGAGCGAAGCTCAGCGCCTTTCAGCGGCTCGCCCGCCTCGCGCTGCGCTTCAGCCACGGCGTCATCAAGGCCGAGCTGGTCAAGCTCTTCGAATGTCGGTCGTGACGTTCCTCTGCCCTTCGCCAGCGAGTTGCGCGCTGCCTGCCAGCCCATCTGCCAGATGCCATCGGGAACGCGCTGTGCGGCTTCCTGCGCTGCGCTGTAGAAGCCCATCGCGTCGAGTTGGCGGGGGGCTACGGTTTGGGCTAGGCTTTGGGGGCCGGTCCCCGCATCCCCACCGAGAACGTCTCCACCGGGTTCTCCGCGCGCGGCTTCTCGTACCTGGCGATCTGCGCTCTCAAGCCCTGAACGAATGGCGTCTCCTTGCCACCGTTGGCCGTCAGGCGCCTTTGCAGGGCTTCCTTCAGATATTCCAGCTGAGATGCCATCAATCTTCTCTTGATACTGGTGACTGAAAGCCACTTGCGTATCGTACCAGAATTGACCAGCAAAAGAAACGCCTTCGACGGTTTCAGACACGCGATCGGCAATGGCTTCTAGCTCGTCCGCCTTCTGTTTGATCTTAGCGGCAAGCGCCGCATCGTCCAACCCACTCAGGTTGTCCATGCCGTAACGCTGTTCAAATTCAGGGACATACTGCAGGCGAACGCCGACAGCGGCTGGCATCGCCCCGCCCATGCTTTCGGCCATCCGGCGACCGTCAACAATCACGGTCAAAAACTCAACACCCTCTTTAGCCAGGTCGGCCAGCACCTTCTCAAGTTGTTCCTTCGATGCGGCGCTGCGAAGGTAGATCTCGACGCCGGGCCGGTGCCGCAGCGGATCGAACTCCTCACCCGCCCGCAGAACGCGCGAGAGGAACGTGCTGTCCTGGCGGGCAGCTTGGGCCTGAACAAGCATTTCACGCCATAGCGTGTTGGCGTTGTAGCCCTCACGCGCGACTACCTCGAGATCCAGCGAACGCTCGGCCCCGCCGTAACGTCCCTCAGTCGATAGCGCCTTGGAGCCCAGCACCGCGCTTTTGTCGTCGGCCTCATAGATAGCCTGACGGACGGCAGCTCCCAGCCGCGCCATGTCGGAATCGGTCGGCACAAAGTCGATGCCCTGCGTGTCCTGCGACATCTGGATCGACAGGCCACCAACAAATCGATCGACCTCACGCTCCAGCGCCGCAAGTTCGCCCTTCGCCGCCACCTTCTCCAAGGCGAGGCTTTCGAGCTTGGCCTTGGCCCGCTCCACATTGGCAAGCAATCGGGTTGCTTCAGCCGGCGGGCGAACGATCTTGCCCAGTTCCGCCATGCGCTTCTTGGAGCCCTTGACCTCGCCCGACTCCAGCTTGCGCAGCTCTTCGATCTCGTCAGCGTGCTTGGCCTCGTGGTCCTCGATCGCCTTCAGCGCGGGAGCCGTATCCTGGTTCGCCGCTGTTACGGTCGCGGTTGGTGCGGAGGCGTCGATAATCCTGCGAAGCTCCTTGACGCGCTCCTGCTGAGAGGTGCCGGTAAGGTTGGCCTCAAGTTCAAACGAGCCGCCCTCGCCTGCGGAGTTCGTCCAGTTGTTGATCGTCCAGATTTCCTTCTCGATAAACCAGACAACGGCTTGCAGGTCGTCATCGTTGATCTCGGCAAGGCCGGCGTCGGTTTGCAGTTCGGGGTCGGCGCGAATGGCCGCAACCGCTGCAGTGAATGCGTCCTGCCCAAACCCGAATTGCAGCGTCGTCGATCCATCCTCCCGCATATCCCCGGAGAGGCTGACCTCGACCATGCTGGGCAGGCGCCGCCCGCCAGTCAGGCGTTGCAGAAGACGCGCAGCCCAGACATCGATCGTGGCCCTTGAGCGGAACCCAATCAGGTTGCCGCTGAAGTTGAGCGCCTTGGGCGCCGTGCCGCCCCGGGCAATGTCGGGGTCGGAGTTCTTGACGACACGCCACAAGTCAACCATCGCGCGGATGACGTTCTTGCCGTTGAACCCGTACTTGGCATCCGATTCCTTGGTCGGAAGCAGGCTGTCGGATATCTCACGGGCATCGCGCACTGCAGCGAGCTTTGCCTTGTACTCGGGCAGCGCCTTGATCTTGTTCTTGCCCAGGCCCTCGTCCAACCGTTCGTTGAACCAGGCGCGAAAGTCCGTTTCAACGGCGTCGAGATTATCGGCCCACGCTTCCCATTGCAGGATCAGGCCGTCGAAATCGCCGCGGCTGGCACGACGCAGCGCCTCGACCGCGTTAGCCCAGTTGCCCCGCACTGGCGTGTTTGGGCTGGTGGCCCCGAGGAGATCCGCGAAAAGGTCGCCGAGGCCACCGAACTCGTGCCGCAGGCGCGTCCGCATGGCCTTGTACCAGCCAGCCTGCGCGAGGATGTTCTGCGCGTTCTTGTCGCCATTGGCGGCTCGGCGAAACACCGAGCGCACCTCTTCAAGCATTGACCGCGCGACACTGTTGACGCGCCGATCGTAGGCGGCAGTCCCAGGCTCTAGCTGCCTGCCGTTGGAGTCGGAGCTGAAGGTATACGGCACGTTCTGGTACTGGTGCGCAACCTTGCCCTTCTCGATCTCGGTACGCACGTAAACCAGCGGAGCCCAGCCTTGAGCTATCGGGTGCGCGGCCTTGTGAGAGCGCACGGCATCCGTAATCTCGCGCACAGAGAGGCCCGTCTCAGCAGCAGAGGCGTTGATCGCTTCTCGCTCTGCCGCGGAAATCGCAACACGCTCTGCCAGGGTGCGCTCGCCACGCTCCGCAACCATCTGCAGTCGCTCGATGGCCTTTGCCTGCTCGGTCTGCGGCAGCGACCGCATTGCATCAGCCTCGGCAGCAGCTTCCTCCGCTGCCGCCTCGCGCGTATCGCGATACTGGCCCGTCGAGAGCCAGTAGAACGCCCGCTGCTCAGGCCGCTCGTCGATCTCGGACTGGACTTCGCGACGGACTTCGCGCTCCTCATCGGTCCACGCTGACTTCTGCGTGCGCTGGTACTCGTCCATCAGGCGGGCCATGAGCGCAGCCTCAGCGCGTTCACGGGCTGCGGCGTACCGTTCCCGCATACGCTCCAGAAACTTCTCCTTGCGCTCCGGCTTCCACAGGCCCTTGGGGTCTTGCGCCTTGAGGATTGCCTGCGCCATCGCCTCGCCGTCGCGCGCAATCCCGACATGCACCGCCTTGATGGCTTCGTCGGTCGCGAGCATCCGGTCGAACACCTGCCGGATTTCATCGTTGAGGTTCGCCCTGCCACCAATGCGGGAGACGAGCCCCTTGTAGATGCTCAGCAGCCATTGCTTGAAGCTGGCGAACACAGAGCGGAGCGCCGTTGTGGGAGCCTTGCCGTCCATGAGGTAGGCTTCGAAACTCTCGGCAAAAGCCTCTTGCAGTTCGACGCCCTGCTTCGTGAACGAGCCGTCCGCGTTGAACATCGCGTCCCAGTTCGGGGACTTGCCGTGCCATTCGAGGACGGCTGCAAGCTGCTCCAGCACGAACGGGTGCGGGTTCTCGGTCTTCGACATCCGCCAGAGGGTGTCGAGATACCAGTGCGATCCTTCGTGGGCGAGGGTGGAGAGGTTGGCGCTTTCGAACAGGCGGACCACATTGCGGTCGGCGCGGGGGGTGAAGTCGCCGCGTGTCTCTTGAGCTAGAATAAACGGGTCATCATAAGCGTTGCGAAGCACGCCGTCCGGTGTGGCAATGTCAACTTCGTTCAGCGCTTCCTGCCACCGATCATATGCCTCTTCATTCTTGCGATCGCGCTCTGCGTCGGCGGCTTCCTGTTTTTTCTCAGCCTTCGCAGTGAGCTTGGCTATCTCCCTTTCGTAGGCAGCATCCTTCTTGGCGTCAGCCTTCTCTTCGGCCTTCTCTATGGCCTTGTCACGCGCGCCTTCGGCCTTCTCTATGAGGGCGTCGAAGGTAGCTTGAGCCTTTTCTATTTTGTCGTCGAATGCGGCCTCGGCTTTGTCTATTGCGGCCTGAAATGCCGCGTCGATGCGCGCTTCTGTCTCTGGATCGATATTGTCGCCGTCGAGTTCGCTATACGCCTCGTCAACAACATCTTGAGCGGCGGACTCAGCGGCTACCTGGACGACCTTCGCGGCGCTTTCCGCATCCGTGAAAGCAGCCTGCGCTGCCTCTTCGGCGGCTAAGTACTTGGCTTCGGCGGCTTCCGTTTCAGCCTCAACGAATGCGTCACGCTCAGCGTCAAGCTTCTCGTCAAGCGCATCTTCAGCCGCAGTCCGCTCATCGTCTATCGCATTGGCGAGCGTCTCGTGTTCAGCGTCATTGGCCGCGACCTCGTCCTCATACTCCTTGTTGAGCGCCTCCCACTCCGAGACATCGGCTCCCATTTCTTTGGCGCGCTTCAGGCGGGCCTCATCCGAGATATCCAGATCGCCAGTCTCTTGCGCCAGAGACTTCGCGCCTTCCAGCGCCGCGCGCCGCTCCTCGATCTTCGCCTTGTGCTTCGACGCCAGAGCCTTGACGCGGTTGGTCGCGGTCTTCGCATCAGCGTCGGGATAAAGCGCCGTCGCTATCTCCGCATTGCTGGAGCCCTTGGCGCGCATGTCGATAAGGCGCTGCGTCGGGGTGGCGTCTTCTGCAATCGACTGCGGCAGTGCGCCAGCTTCCGGCTGCTCGCCCGACAGGGACGCGACGATGTCGAAGCCCTGCTCTTTCCACAGCGTCTCGGGGTCAACGCCCGTCCGCAGGGCCAGCGTCTCGACCATCGAGCCAACAAGCTCTGCCTGCGTGTTGGCTGCATCCGCGTTGAAGATGCCCGTGGCTGTAACCTGCTCGCGGATCGTGTTGCGGACCCGGTCGCCGCTGTCGGCAAATGCCTGATCCGTCGAGCGCCGATCCTCGCGCGCCGTGGCCTCTGCCTCGAATGCCGCCTTCGCCGCTTCGCTCTCGCGCGCCGTGAAATCATCAGCACGAAGCCGCATGTCGGGCGCGAACGCCTGATGCATCGTCTCGCCAGAGACGCCGATCTCCTTCATCGACGTGGACAGGCCGGCAGCGTAGTTCCCAGCAGGGATAACCACATCCTCGCCGGTATCGATCGCCGTGACCATCTCGTTCGGGTCGATGCGGAACGCCTGCGCAATCTGCTCGACGCTGACGCCCTTTTCCTGCGCCAATGACGTGATGGCTTCAGGCGCGATCCGGACGCTTTCCAGCGGGCCGTCCTTCGTGACCTGGTTGACCAGTTCCCGGTATTTCTCGGGCAGGCGCTTCAGCAGCTTCGAATCCTTGGCATTCTGCGCCATCGCGTCGAAGGTCTTGGAAAGCTGTTCGGTGCGCTTCTGTCTCGCGTTCTTGTCGATCTGGTCGCCCGCAGCCTGCACGCCCTGCGCAACCGTCGTCGTGACGCCTGACATGATGGTAGACGCAACGAGCGTCTCGAGGGCAGCGTTCGGACGTTCAGCCAGGAACTCGCCCAGCGTCTTGTCGGGGTTCAGTTCGATGAACGTCGAGGCGTCCTGAAGGAATGTCGCGACCTGTTCGGTAATGCCTTCAGCAGCAGCCTGCCGGAAGAACGTCTTGGCGAACGAGCTATCCTTTGCCAGATCGTCCACGAGGAACTTGAGCGGAATGAACTCGGTCGCCGTCTCGATGCCGCCTTGCGTCAGACCGTAGATCAGGCTGTCAGCGAATGACTTGCCGGCGTCACGCGCCTCACCGAAAGCGCCGCCCGCAGTCGTGGCGCCCATCGAGCCAGCGCCCACCACAGGGCTTTTCGTGATGGCCGTGATGATGACGGACGTGATCGTGGACGGGGCAGATTGCGCTGCGCCATAGATACCGCGCTCAAGCCATGTCTCGCCTACAGGCGCGTTCGCCTTGCCGCGGATAGCAGCTTCGCGCCGCCGCATGTCGGCGCTGAGCGCGCGATCGATCTGCTCGTTCACCAGCCCGAACTTGCCCGGAAACCAGTCGGGAAGGGCCTTGTAGATTTCCATGTTGGATTCGGCCAGCATCTGGTCGAGGCCGTAAAGCTGCTCAGGGATCTTGTCCACGAAGCCGGATTGCAGCGCCTGCCCGACCTTATCCAGCGACAAGTTGCCGGGGCTGAAGAACGCCTGCGTCTGCTCCCACCAGCCGAGGTTCTCGACATCATCGTGGGCGACCTCGAGGTTGATCGGATCGTCCAGCCAGCTTCGCAGCTTTGGTGCGCTCGTGCGCGCAAAGTCGAGTTGCGACAGCACGTCCATCTTGCGGAAGGCTTCAACGTCGCTCTCGACTTCAGCGCGATTGGCGCCGGTCCTGTTCGCAAGGTCCAGCGCCTCAGCGGCCTGATCAGGCGTGCTGGTCTGGCCCAACAATGCGCTGCGTGTGCGCAGGTTGGATTGATCGCCATCGCGCTTGTCGCGATACGCCTTCATCTCGGCAATGTCTTCAGGCGTCAGTCCTGCTACGGGACGCTCTGGCCCGCCCGAGCCCATGCCGACAAAGCTCTCCCCTTCCGGGGCCGCTGGCATCGCGAGTTCGGGCGTCCAGTTGTCAGGCCCGCCAAATCCCTGCTCGTCACGCATCGGATCGTCAATGTCGGGAGCGCCCATGCGATTGAACACGCCGCCCGGTAGGGCATCCGCGTTTGGCTGCGGGTCGCCATTCGTCCTGACACGCCAGCCGCCCGTCACGGGCTCTGGGGCATCGATCGGTGATGTCCCGCCATTCGGATCGAACCGCTTGACCGGCGTGTTCATCAGCTCCTTGAGCTTCGCGTCGGACTTCTCGCGATAGCGGCGCGCTTCCTCGATGTCGCGCTGCTCCTGCCCAGCGCGATCGACCTCGACAACGCGAGATGCGGATGAGAATGGGATGACTGGCATCAGTCACCGACCACGGCGTTATAGGCGGCAAGCGCCTCTTCATTCGAAGGCGGACGCCCAAGCCGCGTGGTCTGCTGCGCCGTGACGCGGCGGTACAGATCGGCATCGAAATTGAGCGCCAGGTTCACACCAGCTCCATACTTCTTGGCGTCATACTCGCCCATCGATTGCAGTACGACCTTGCGGGACTGGTCTGGGGTGATTGGCTTGCCGCCCTGCATGGCTGAAAGCGCCTTGGCGTTCTTGTAGAGGATGCCCTCGAACACGAATTTCGGCGTGGCGTTTGTCTTGTCCGAGTTCATCAGCGACGGGGCAAAGCGTTGGGCCTCTTTGGTCACGTCCTGCAGCACAGCATCGATCGCATTGGACGTAGGCCCGGTCTGGATCATCTTGTCGCGCATCGACTCAACGGCAATCTGGTCTGTCCCCGTCATTGCCTTGAAGGTGGCCTGCAGCTCTGCCGGCCACGAGTTGTAGCCTTCCATGAAGGCGCGCGGATTGCTGTTCGATAGCGATTCAAAGCCGAACTTGGCGACGTTGCTGCTCAATTCGAGTTGCGCCTTCTCAGCCGCAGACATGCCCGTCTCGCGGGTCTTCGCAGCTTCCAGTGAGTTCGCCAGCGATAGCGTGCCGGCATCAGTGACCCGGCTCAGAAGGCTGGCGGGGGCATTGGCAACTGTGCCGCCCTTGAGAACGTGGTCAGCCAGTTGCTTGCCGATGTCGTCCTGCTCACCCTGCTTGGCGAGCTTGTCCTGCTGTAGCCGCGATGCGAGGTTCTTCTCGACCTCCTGCCGGCGCCCGACATCTTTCTCGCCGCGGGCCAGCTTCAGAGCGCCCTGATAATCCCCACCAGACTGCTCCCAGTACTTGTCCGCGTCCCCCTGCGCCTCGAAGCCGTTCTGCTCGTTCAGCAGCACAGCCCTCGTCGCGGTGAAGGACTTGTCGTCGATCTTGCCATCTTTCTTCGCAGCATAGAGCGCCTCGGTTGCACCCTCGTAGTTCTTGGCCTGGCGCATCCCATCGATCGCGTAGAGCGTGCGCTCCGTGTAGGCCTTGCGAAACCCCGTCTCGAGTTCCGCCAGAGCCTGCGCGCCCCTGTCTGGCGCCATCAGGCCAGACTTGACCTGACCGCTGATGTACTCATGCGTGGCCGTGAAGTTCGACGTGAAGACTTCCTCCGACTGGTCGAGGTCAGCAAAGCCCTCAACCGTCTTCGCAACGGTCGCGATGGTCTCCGCTGTAGCGTTCTCGAGCTGCTTCTGGCGGGTCGCGCCCCGCATCTCCGTCAGGCCACTGAACCCAAGGTCGCCCGTGTACTTGTCCCAGACAGCCTTCGCCTTGCCGCCGGGGATGGTCGCCCCGTAGTTCTTGAAGATTGCGTCTGAACGCTCCTGGTAGACCTTTTCGTAGTCTTCCGGCTTGACGTTCGGGTCTTCAAGAATAGACCGCTTCGCCTTGTCCAGTTCGGAGCGTGTGGCGTTCGTGGCCGTAACGATCTTGCGGTCGGTCTCGGCTTCCTGAAGCTTGTTGCCGAACTCCAGCATCGCCTTGCCGACACCGTCCAGCGCCTCAGCCGCAGCACGCTGCCCGCTGAAATCGGGGATCGGGATATCCACAACGCCGCGCGTGTTCTGCGCCGCACTGGGGTCGAGCCCCATCTGTTGTGCGCGAGGTATACGTGCCATTCTAAATCACAACTTCGCGCTGGGAGGAATTGATGCGAAAGCTCGCTTTCGTCGGATTGTTCATGCTTGGCTCGTGCGCAATTGGTGCGCCGACTGTGAATAGCTTCGTCACGCCTGACGGAAAATCAGCATCGCTGATCCACTGCGGTGGGATGCTGGCGACCATCGCCACATGCCATGAAAAGGCACGAGAACTCTGCGGTGGGGACTACATCGAAATAAACCGATCGATCACGACGCGAGCTATTCCCAGCGGCGGGTCCACCGAGAACAGATCAATCGAAGTGGTCTGCGAGACAATGTCCACCTCATCCAGCAATAGCGCTGGACCTACATCCTCGGGTAGGTCGCGGCATGGTGGTTGGGACAAAAGTAAATCTTAGCCACCCAAACCACCACGTCGCGGCTTGCCCGACGCCTTGCCCCTGCTCTGAGATGCATGCCCCGCGGCGTTGGATGATGAGGTAGACATTCCGCCCGTTGCAAATGCTGAAGCAATGTCGGAGCCCAGCTTCTCCACGCTCATTATCGTCTGCGCCGTGGTTGCCAGCTTCTGCGCGCTCGCGTTCAATCGTCCCTGCTGGAGACCCGTCGCGCCCGCGTACCGCCTCGTGGTCGCCTCAAATCGGAGCTGACGCGCCGTGTCCTCGGCGTTCGCCATCTGCATCAGCTTCTCGATGCTGGCGCTCTTGATCGTCTCGTCCGTAATGGCCTGAACCGTGGCGTCCGTTGTGTCGCCGCCGCCCGCTGCTGCCGCCGCACGCTGGGACGACAGGATCTGCTTGGCGCGCTGGTTGATGATGTCCGCGTTATAGGTGCCGACCGCAACTTCACGCGCGGCCTGCGTCTCAAGCTGCTTCGCCTCGCCCATGCCCGAGACCAGCGCCGCCTGACCCGCCATAGTCGATGCCTTCGCCGCAGCCATACCCGCTTTGTGCGACACCCCGATACCTACGGCCTGTAGAATAAAGCTCACGCCGCCATTCCTTCTTCGAAGCATCCACCGGCAGGAACCCCAGCCTCAACAGCCAGGCTTCAGCCCTCGGGATGTCATAGTTGCAATCGGCCCAGATGGCAGGAACGCCTGCATCGTCCATCCGCCTGAACATATCCAGCGTCGTCGCGTGGACGCTCGCAGGACAGCCGGGGCGCATCGCGAAATTGCCCCACCACTTCTCGTTCTCGTCCACCCAGATCAGCGCAAGGGCGACCAGTTCGCCATCCCGCCGCAGCACGAACCCGAAGAACCGGCTGGGATGCGGATACTCCTCCACCCCCCACTCAATGAAGTGGGACACATCGAGGTTCTCGCGCGAAATCACGCAGACTTCTCGTTCGTCTCCAGGTGAGGCACCAGCCCCAGAACAGTTGCAGGCCCCGCTGTCGGCATCGACAGGCAGACACGCGGATCCTTGCTCGTCGCACCCGCGAACGGCTTGTTGATGTCGTCCGTAATCCCGACCATCGGCGCGTCAAAGGTCACCGGATCATCGCCCTTGATCGTCTCCATGTTGGTGAAGTCACGGCCCCACTTCAGGGCGCCCGGCGCTGTCCGGTAAGGCAGGAGCCCGATGCGAGTGACCTTCCGGTCCTGCGTCATCGCCGTACCCATCGATGCCCCGCCCATCACCCGCGGCGACTTGTACTTGCCTTCATAGAGCAGGCCCGTGATTGCATAGCTCGCCGCATAATCCAGCGTGATGGCCCCGCTCGTGACCGTGTACGGCCCCTGCTGGTAGCCATCGGTCCACGAATAGACCGTCCTGCCCTCGAGGTGGGTGAGCCCGGTGATGGCCGTCGTCGCAGCCCCGGAATACACAACCGCACCACGTAGGCGCCAGACCGTTGACATCGTCGCCCATGCCTCGGGTGCGAGCTTCTCGACATGTCTTACCGTCGAGCCGTTCACTGTCCGCCGCACGATGAAATAGACGCTGTCCTCAACGTCACCAGGAAGGCAGCAGACGCTTTCGTAGTAGGCCCCGGTATCCACCAGCCTGCACCACGCAACCACGCCCTCGATCGGCTCATAGAGCAGCACGGCCATCCGGCCATCGTCGCACGGGAGCCATATTCTCGGCTCTGGATTGTACTGTACCGCACACTCAATGAAGCCGTCCGCTGATCCCTCGTCGCCGGCGACCGTCCGGTGCAGCCGGGTCAGCTCGTTGAGTTCATACTTGTTGCCGTCCGAGACCATGCGGAACAGCTTGCGGGTCGATCGATCAATGAACGCCGCATCGGCATCCACCGCGATTGCCTGCGCATCAGCCGAGCCGCGCCTTGACCTTGGCCGCGATGCCGCATTGGTCGGCGTCAGGATGTCGTCCTGCGTGTTGGAGCTGACCTCGGCCTCGCGCGCGTCCATGCAGATCACAAGCTTGTCCACACCAAGCATGGAGCGAACCGAACCCCAGCCGCCCGTTACCCGGCGTGTGAATGCATCCGCATCGTTTGCCCCGATCTCAAAGCCTTCGAAGTCATCCGACTCAGACGCCCAGAAGCGATCATCCCTGCCCGCCCACAGCCTGCCATCTGACAGTGCAATGGCCGCAGGCCATCCCGCAGCATCCGACCAGGCCGAGAACGCCCAGTCCGTCGTCGCCGTCGTCTTGCCCACCGGGGTCAGAACATCGACCGTAGCCGAGTTGTCCGCCTCGACGCTGTGGATACGGACAATCCCGTCCGTCGATCCGTTGGCGTGCTGGAGTACAATCGTCGCCGTGCCGCTCGTCCATGCCGTCGCCAGCACCCGGTAATAGATGATCTGGTTGTCGAGCGCGTCGTTGTACTGCGTGTCGGTCGTTCCCGTGTGCGTCTGGTACGTCACCCAGTTGAGTTCGCTGCCAATGCTTCGCTGAAGCACCAGCGTTCCAGTGAACACGCCCGTGATGGTGAGCTGAAGGTTGCGATTGGTGGTCGCGCCCGTGACCTTGGCGCTTGCCGAATACTCGGCCAGAGCGTCGATCGATGCCGTGATGTACTGGCCCTGATGGGTGATCTTCATCAGGGCACCAGCATGGGTGGCCCTGAAGATCGGCGCTGATGCAGTCAGCGTCCCAGCGCCGGTATTGGTGCTGCAAGTCATCGTCGAGGTCGTGATGTTGAGGTTCGAGAACGGCCCATTCTCCGGCTGGTACTTGCGAAGGCTCCACGATTTGGCCCCGCGCCGCTCCAGAACCCGCGTCTGCACGCCCCTGGTCGTGATCCATGCAACGTCGAAGCTCTGCTCCATCCGAAGGGACCGCAGCGTATCTTCCTGCCACGGGGTCTCAAGCGTCAGGTCGCCAGCCCCGAGGCTCGTGAACCCGATCAGGTTCGACTTGCCCTCTGTTGCCCCGACATATCCCGTATCTGGCAGGCGGAACTCGACGTAATAGGGCGAGATGCCAGGCGTGAACGTGATGAGATGCTGGCCGGGGTAAAGCGTCAGGTCAGTGAATATCTCCTGCCCGCCCGCAGTCGTTCCCGCCCGCATCTTCAGCGGACGGCGCGTCACCTCGAACGAGAGCGTCACCTCGTCAGCCGGCGCGGTTGTCGTTATAGCCGAGCGTGCGATTGCCTCACTGCCTGCCGTCGTGACGAAAGCAACGTCAGCTCCTGATACCGTGATACCCATTATGGTATGTACCCGCCCTCGGACGTGAGTATCGAGGCATAGTCAATGTCCAGATAGAACGGGTCGGACACATCGCTGGTGCCGCCCGTGATCGGGGCCGCGCCGCCTGACGACGGAGCCGCAGATTGATCCGTGAACGCGCCGATCGTGGCATTCGCGCCAGTGATGGTCACATACGTCGCCGTCGCATTGTCAACGAACCGCATCTGGTTTGCCGATAGCTCGAGCGCGTAGGAAATCTCCCGCGACCGGACGAACGGACGCAGGATGCCGAGGCTCTCGCCCTCCGTGACAATCTCGGACGTACCGTTCTCGTCGAGGATAACCGTGCCGCCCTCGTCCGTGATTTGCGCCAGCGCCGTCACATCGTCGAGGAACTTGGAGCCTGGAACCTTGCTCATCCCGCCATTGGTATACGGGAAACAGTTCTCCATCGTCTCAGCGAGGCGGGAGTAGATATCGAGATCAGCCCGCGCCAGCGTCTGCTTGTCAGCCTCGCCACCGTTGAGCGCGAGGACGGTGAGGTTCGCCTTCATATGTGCCGCCACACTTTCCCGAGCACAATTTTTGAGATCATGGACTGCGACACACCGTGTTGCCGCGCCAGCCGCCCCTGAGCAACTTTGTCTGGATTGGCGCGAATCGACAGGACATCATCATTGGTGAGCTTGGCGAAACTATTGTCTTCGCCAAAATGGCGTGTGCCGTGAATGTACTTGTCAGCGGCGTTCTCTTTCGCCGTGGCCCAACGAATGTGCTTCCAGTTTACGCAGCTAGAATTTCCGCACGAGTGCGCGGCGTGGAGGTTCTTGGATGAAGGAGCGCCGTTCGTGCGTTCACAAATGAACCTATGGACGAGCAACCGTTTCCCGTTCAGCGTGACGCGCCCATAGCCTTTGCTGCATTTAGCCCCCGGCCATTCGATGCACTCATCGCCGTCCTGAGTAATCAGCTCCTCTAGGTAAACGTGGAGAGCGCCCCGATCAGGTCCGCCACCAAGCGGATCGCCGTGTTTGCGCCACCGCGAATAGTGTCGCTCGCAAAAGCCATGTCCGAAGCACCAGCGCTCACAGTCAGCTACAGAGCAAACCTGTCTACCCATTGTAGCGCCGTGAGAAACCGTAGCGCGCTTTCTCGTACTCGCCCGGAGGGATTACGAACGGCCCGTTCTGCTGCGCGTCCCACAGCTTCGCCTCGGTGATATTGCGCCGCATCGTCTTGCGCAGCTCGTCCTTCTTCACGTCAGACGAGCCGATGACCGGGCAGACCTTCCACGCCAGTTGGGCGGCGAGCGCGCCGGCAAAAACTTCCGGCCACATGCCTGGACTGTCGATCTTCTCGCCATCGACATAGTCCAGCCATGTAGTCTCGGAATCAGTCAGGATGCGACCGCCGAAATCCAGATACGGGATCTGGCTGGCGGTCGGTGTTGAGACAGACGCTACCTTGACGATGCGCTTGCACTTCGCAGGCTTGGTGAAGCCATAAGCCCAACCGTCTGGGGTCGGGCTTACTGCGGCGAGTTGAAACTTGACGAGCGAGAAGTTCCAGGTGTGAACCTCGAACAGCTTCTTGACCTCACGGTCGTAAGCCTGCGTCAGTCGTACAACCCATGTGCTATCGTCATCCGACCCGCTTGAGGGCGGTTCGCCCAGATGTTCAAGCGCGTCGTTGATAACGTCCGTCTGCGTCGTCATCAGACAGCCTCAGCATCCAGTCGAGTGTCTGCGGCGGTGCGCGGCTGGCGACCTCGTCGCTTGGGCGCTTCACCATCATCCGGTTCGCCGCCCAGTTCGATGATCTTTGCGCGGGCCTGCTCCGATGAGTTGAACATCGCAGCCTTCTCGACGCCCTTGAAGAAGACCGTCCATTTGCGCTCGATGCCCATGTACTGCATCGACCAGCCTGCCGGCAGCGTGCCGTGCTCGAACACCACAGGCCCATGAATGGCCGAGGTGATGACCTTGTCCACCGATCCAAGGCAGGCGCGGACCATCAGGCGCACATACCAGGACCAGTCAGCCGGGCGCACGTCAATGAAGTCGCCCTCACGCAGAAGCTTGTCGGTCGGGCCACGGGCCTGCATCCGTCCGAAGTATTCCGGCGCCAGTACGTCCTCGATCGTATGCCCAACAGGCAGGGTCGCAACGTAGGTGCCAAATTGTTTGCCGTCGTGCTCGATCTCCAGAACGTTCTTCGTCGGGCAGCGCATCGGTTCGGCCATGTTGTCTCCAGAAAGTTAAGGGCGGGGACCGAAGCCCCCGCCCAGTTGGTCGTCGCCTTACGAGTTGGTGATCGTAATCGCCAAGCCGTTGGTCAGGTCTGCGGCGCCGGCAGTCGAGATGCCGAGGACGAGGTGGATGTAGGTCGCCGTCAGGATGTTGGCGGTGCCAGCAGCCGTCCTCATTTCCGCCGAGGTGGTCGGAACAGCAGTCGTCCAGATGCGGATGTAGACGATGTCGCCCTTCTGCATTCCGCGCTCGAGAGCGTCAGAGATGTAGTTGATTGCATACGTCGTCGCATTGCTATCGACCGTGTCGTAGACCCAGGTCGTCATGCCGAGAGGTCCGCCAGTCTGCGAAACCATCCCCAGAGTTGCAGGAGTATAAGCCATAGTTCAGTTCCTTCCGTTCTGGGTGATTACGCGATGGACGCGGTGTCGTCGTGAACAGCGCGGTAAACGCCACGCGGAAGCACAAGCGCGGCGCAATGGATCGTTTTGACCCAGGTTCCGTATCTGTCCTCTTCGTCCTCGTAGTACATGTGCGTCTGCGGCTCGCCGTCGATCTGGTGGCCGATCGCGTTCATGTCGTAGATGTAGCACTTGGCAGTGGCGCCGCCCTTGCCGGTGAGGCCGGTGTGGCGCAGCCACTTGACGCCAAGCCATTCCCTGTACTGGCCAACAGGCGGTGCGCCTTCGACCAGCGGCTTCACGGAGTTGAAGTCGATCGAGACGAAGTCGTTGATCGTCTCCATCTGGAGCCAGGCGTTCGGGGTGATGACGCCCCAGATGTTGCCGTTCCATTCAACGTCAGCGTTCTGAAGCTGGGAGACCCAGGTCAGGAACGTGGACTTGACGCCGAAGTCGATGGCGTTGCCCGAGTTGATCGCGTTGGACGACGCATCGAGTGCGTCGATGATCGACTGGTCGATGGCCTTGTTGATCGCTGCACGACCCTTGCGCTGTTGGGCAGCGCGGGTGTTCGGGTTGGCCCTGAACAGGTCGAACGAGTCGATCTGGAACTTCTTGAAGTGCTCTTCCATCGTGCCGGTCGCCTGAGAGAGACCAAGCTGGGACACGGGGATGAGGCCGTCGCGCGTGCGGACGTTGGCCGCATCGGAAGGATCGACAACGTCCCACTTCACCGTCGATCCGTGCTGCGCGCCGTCGTTGCGGACGGTCTGCTTGAGGAGCGAGGGCTCGCGTTCGTAGTCGAACTTGAACTCGTCGTTATACTGCGTCCGAAATTGGGACGTGATCTGGTTAACAGCCATGTGCTGCATCCTTTGTGTGATGAATGACAGAAATGGCGATGCCGTCCGCCGCGTGGGTTACTCGTTGCCGAGGGCCGCGTGGCAGTCTTCGAAAAGCTCGCAGGGCTGTTTCCAGGTTACTGCGCGCTGAGCCATCAACCCTGATCGCCGGGGGTGACAGTCAGCCTGGTGATCCGCCTAGTGAGAGGCAGACCGATCTTCATGGCGCTGTTTGGCGTCATAGAGTTCTGCGAGACGTTTCTGCGTCTCGGGAGAATTGTACTTGGCGCGGTTGGTCGCACGCAGCGCCAGCAGGCCGTCCAGTTCGCTCTGGATCGTCTTGCTTGCATCCGCGCCATTGCGACCGGCCTCGAGGAAGATCGGATCCTCCATCGTCTCGCGGCCAATGCGCGCCATCGCCTTGATGAACTGAGCATTGTCGCCCAGCAGGGAGCCGTCCGCGAACTGCATGTCCGCGATATCCGACCATTCCTTGCCGAAATAGTGCGCCGCCGCAGCCTTGGCGAAGCCGACATTGCGAGCCTTCTCAGGGCCAGGCCACAGCTTGCTCAGCATCTCGTTGGTCACTTCAGCCTGACGCGCAGCCGTCGCAAGCGCATAGGCCACAGCCGTCTCGGCTTCCCGATAGTAGAGTTCGTGCGCCGCATTGATCACAGCCGGATCAGCATAGACGCCGCCCTTGGAATGCAGGAACGCCGTGATGTCGGTCAGGCGCTCCTTGTCCGTGTCGTTGGGCTCATAGCCCTGCGGCGGCTTGGTCTTGATCTCGTACTTGTCCGGTGTCTCGGGGATGCCGCGCGCCTTGGCATAGGCTGCACGGTCCTCGTCGGTCGCATCATCGCCGGGAATGGACACACGCCGCGGGTCCGTCGCCTTCGATCGGACTTCCTTGTACGCCTTGGCGAACGAGCCCTCGTCCGTGAACCGATCCAGCTCCTTGCGGAACTTGGCGTCTTCACCAGCCAGCTTGCCGCGCCAGTCATAGTCCGATGACGTCTCGCTCGCCTCTGCGGGGGCAGCTTCTGCCTTCGCCGGGACCGCCTTTGCTTCTGCCTTGGGTGCGGGCGCAGCCTTTGCCGGCGCTTCCACAACTACTGTTTCTGCGGCTTCTTCAGCCATTCTCAGTCTCCATTGCCTTGCGGACGCCCGTGGTCACAAGCCTGACCTCGGCTATGCTGAGAAGGGTTGCCCCGACCCAGCGCTTGCCCGCGTTGAATGCCCATGCTTCGGACGACATCATCTGTTCGCCAGCGACGACGCCCGTCATACTGAGCAGGTATTGAACGAACCACGCCTGTTGCGGTCCCGACGCCCTGGCAGACATCACAGCCTTGATGGCTGCAATGTCGTCCACGGTGAGCGGCGGGGCCTGGTCAGGGCGAAGGGCGATCCGCTCTGGTTCAGGGATAACGGATCGCCGGTCGTCAGCCATCCGTACCCGTCCGCGGCTCCTCGGAAGGAGCCACTTGCGGGCGCACGAAGGTGGCGATGTCCACGCGATCCATAGCGAGGAGCGCGTCGATGACAGCGATGCCGCCGCTCGCCTGATTGGCGCGACCAACGGCCTCTTCCTTCATTTCGACCAGAGCCTTGCGCCTGGCCTGAAGGGATTTGCTCTCTTCTGGCGTCATCAGGTCAACGTGATGCCGAGGAGGCCGGTCGTGGTCTGATACCACAATTTGCCCGTTCCCGTGATGGCCGTCGCAGCCGCTGCCTGATCGGCATACGGGCCAGCAATATCGCCCAGCGTCAGGAAGCCGTTGAGCGCGACAGCCGAGATCAGCTCGTCGAAAGTCATCGATTTCGGCACGCCGCCGTCCGACACCATGATCGTATCAGTGGCGGGAACCACAGCCGATCCAAGCATGGTCGTCGTGATGCCAGCGATCTGCGCCGCGACCGATTCGGCAACCGTGATCGTCTTCATCACGCCTGCATCCGAGAACAGGTATTCGTCCGTCGCAGCCGCGCCCGATCCCGTCATCTCCGTGGTGATAACCACAGGGATGGCCGCGAACAGTTCCGGCAGCGTCATGCTTTTCGAGCCGGATGTCGTGGCCGATACATCGACCACAGGCACCAGGTCACCAACAGCAGCGTTTGCGCCCGTTAGGGCAGTCATAGCGCTAATCTTGCCCATCAGGCATTCTCCTCGTTTAGCTTGGTTGCACCGTCTTCGTTCAGCATGTCTTCGCCCGCTTCTTCAATCATGTTGGAGCCGGGCGAAGCTCCACCAATAGTATCGTTTGCATTCAGCTTGCATTGTCCCGCTCAACTTGGTGGCCATCAGTCGGCAACCTCAACCAGCGAGAACCTTGCCTTGCACGACGTGTCGTTGGTGTCAGTCGTGGCCTCGACCCACACGGCGCTCTTCTCGCCAACTACCAGCGGCTGAGGCATACTCAGGTCCAGGTGTCCGTCGCCCGCAGAGGTATCGATGAGATAACGAAACACCTCGTACTTCGCGTTGGAAACGGCGCTGAATACCCAAATCTTGAATGTGACCTTGGGCGTCGAACCGCCGCTAAGCTTCTCGGCATTGAGGAAGATGAAGTCGATCAGCGCCTGATAATTGTCGCGAACGAAGAAGATGACGTTCTGCGTCGTTCCCTCGCCTGTCGCGATCAGCCCCTGCGTGGCGCCGCCCGTCGTCGCCGTGATGGTGATCGTCCCGGCGTTCGCCTTGCCCGATCCCGCCAGATAGACCGCCGCGCGATTGATGCCCAGCCACGTTGATGTCGTGACGACCGGCGTCGTGCCGTTCAGCAGCACCACCTCGATCTGGCTGTTCCAGTTCGCGTCTACCCCATAGACAACCACGCCGTGCGCGCCTGTGCCGCCATCGATATCCGAGTTGGACGAGCAGGTGAACGTCAGCGTGCTGGCCGCAGCCAGTGGCGTGAACGTCCCGCCGAAATTCGCGACAATCTCTGTTCCTATGTCTACGTCAGAATTGTATCCGAAATTGTTCCAGGTCGTGACGCCCGCGCGCCGTCCAAGCGCCGCCTCGTACTGAAAGTGCGAGGGCCGAACAGCCGCAGCGTCGGCATCGTTCTGAAGCGTCTGGTTGATGCTCTGGTTAGGTAGCCGAAACGTGCCGTACTGCGTCGATAGCCGGAAATAGCTCTGCGCGCTGGACCCGTTCAGGTAGCGGACGCGACACGTCCGCTTGCCCTTGACCGCAATGTGAAACTCACCCGTGTTCGCCGCGACCGCATACGTCAGCGTGGTGTCGTAGTTCGCCCCTCCGTCAATCGACAGGTCAACGTACAGCGTGCCGGCGACGTTGCTCTTTAGCGTCACCATCACGTCCGGATAGGCGTTAAGTTCGGCTGTGCCAGTGAATGTCGCCCCGCCCGCCAACGTCGCGGTGGTCGAGTTTACCGTGCTGATGTAGGCGTCGGCGCTGATTGAAAGCGGGTTGGCCTCGGTGGTCGGGCCGTCTGACGATCCGCCACTCCTAGTCAAGCCCATCAGGCGGCTTCTTCAAAGAGTTGGGTTGTTCCGTCTTCGTCAAGGACAGCAGAGCCGCCCTCCTCAAAGATGTCCAGCACGCCGCCAGAAGCGCCGCCGATGGTATCGTTTGCGTTGAGCTTTCCTCTCACCGCCCAGTTGACTGGGCCTGTGTCGAAGGTCGTGGCCGTGAGCCGGAAGGTCGTGGCGCAGCCCTCTGGCACGTCAACTATGTGCGTCCCGCTCGCCGTGAACGTGTCCGTCGTCTGCCAGTCGAGGTCGTCCAGCAAATCCTGCTGAAGCGCGACCACATTGGTTCCCGCCTCGATCTCGATGCGCAGGACGAACGCCTGGTAAGCCGTGAAAACAATTGTCGGCGTATTCGCGGCGGTGATCGCCCCGTTCAGTTTCGTAGCCATGCCAGTATCCTTAATGGTCGCGTGGATGGAGGCGCGTTACGCCTTATAGAAAATCTCGACCAGATAGCTCTCCAGCGTCACGGTGTCAGCCGCGTTGGCAAGCTGGCCTGTGATGACGAATGTCGTAGCGACGGCGGTGTTGATCGCCGCTGTAGCGGGGGCGATAGAGATGGCAGCAAAAGGGTTTGTGATCCCTGCTGGAACGCTGATCTGTGAGGACGCAGAGTTGCGGTTCCAGATGGTCCGCTGGGGCTGGTGCGTTACGTTAGTGGTGGTCGCGTACCCCAAGAAATCTGTGCCCGATATTGTGTCCCACCTAAAGCGCGTGGTCTTGATGTTGGCGTTGTTGTTGTTGGTTGTCAGCGCCGTTACGCGGATAGTGCCGTTCGGCCCTATCGCGCCTGCGGGGATGGTGATGGTCGCCAGCGCAGTCTCGCTCGTGTTACCTGTGTGGGTGACCGCTACGGCTGAAGCGGCGAGGACGCGCCAGCCCTCGGTATCCTTGATGAAACCGCTGGTGTTGTTGTCTACGGCGACGAGGGCCGTCAGTGTCTCGGCATAAGACTCGACGAGTGACCGTGTCAGGCCCATCAGGCACCCTCCATCGCTTGTTCAAGCTTGTTGATGTTCTCAGGCCGCGCCTTGAGCCCGACCTCGAGCACCTGCGCCTGTTCCATCTTCTGCTGCTGCTCGGCCTGCGCCTGTTGGCGCTGCTCACGCATCTCAGAGACTTGCTTCGGATCACGCGCCCAGTCTGTCGGCGTGTCGCCCATCGCACCGCGTGTGACCTCGTCCCAATCGACATTGTCGAGGCTGTCAGGCGCGATCTGTGCCTGTAGCGTCATCCTGGCGACCAGAGCCTCAGCCTGCTGCGTCCTCAGTTCACGATAGGCGATCGATAGCGGCGTCTCGAACTCGAAATCGACCTGTGCGCCCTGCAATCCATCGGGCATTCCCTCGGGAAGCTGCGTGGCCTCGTCTAGGTCACCGAACGCGCCCTTGCTCCATGCACGCTCGAACACCGCATCCATCAGGATAGCGTTCTCGCTCTCCATCGGCTCGAAGATCGGGGCGGCAGAGCGGACGTATTCCTCGATCCACTTGCCCGCCTCGTAGGCGGTCATCTGCTTGTCGGGCATCTTGAACAGGTCTTGCCAGAATGCACGGCCCTGGTTCATCGCCAGCCGGTCTGTCAGTTCAATCCCATAGCGCGGGTCGCCCGACTCGAGGTTCTCGATGACCTTCCGGTTGCCGTCTCCCATTGCGCTGGCGTCGTAATAGGTGATTGCGCCAGCCCGCAGGTTGATCTCACCGACCACCGCGTCATGAGCCGCGACCTTGGGCGGATCCACTTTCCATTCGACGCTCTTGAGCAGCGCCTGCTGGGCAATGTTCAGGGTCCGCGCATCAGCCAGAGCCACGCCGGCACAGGGCGATCGACCGTAGGGCTCGCCCGAGACCGTCATCCAGCGCCGCACCAGGTACGGGAACCAGTTGAAATGGCCCTCGCCCAGCCCGGCTTCCTTCTCATCGACCCCACAGGCCATGTACATGCTCATGTACTTCGCGCTTTTGCGGGGCTTCTCGGTCTTGTCGTAGGTGTACTCTTCGACAGGTGCGACACAGCGCTGGACCTGGACCTCGCGCTCGGGCTCCTTGTCCAGCGTCTCACGCCATTCACGCGGCAGGTTGGCCTTGCCGAACAGCCCAGCGCACTGACGCAGCGTCATGTGCATCCGCT